TTCAGGGGGGTACAAAGTCAGCAGGGGGGAGTATTTGCGTGGGAATTCCCCAAATGTGGTAACCTTCCCACAGACAAGACAAAAGGACTTTCACCTATGGCAAAAAAACCTCGTCACATTCTTGGCTATTTAAACAACCCTGACACATGGGACAGGGCTGCGTTTGAAACAGCCATTCGCGCAGAAGTCGAAGCATCGACAGGAACACTCACGGCATCTGATGAGTTGTTGGTTGGCGCACTGGTCATCACGGTGGACAGCCTGTTGACTGCCGAAATCAACATCAAAACGATGGGCCATGTCACGGTCTACGGAAACAACGAAGGCGTGACAGCTTGGTACAAGATTCGCACTGAGATGGCTGACAAGGCTATCAAGATGTTGGCAGAACTTGGCCTTGTTGCCCGTGGCCGTCCGAAGTTGAAAGCGAAAGTGAGTGATGTCGATGAGCTATTCGCCACTGCTTAACCCGGCTTTTGAGTATGCGGTTGCGGTGACAAGGGGCGACATCCAAGCGTGTGAGGATGTCAAACTGGCTTGCCAAAGGTTTTTGGACATGGTGGAGCGCAAGGATGCGCCCTATGAATTTGTCCCTGCCAAAGCCGAACACATCCTGAAGTTTGTCCGTTTCTGCCGCCATGTCAAAGGGCCAGACGCTGGAAAGCCGATTGATCTACAGCCGTTTCAAGTCATGTACTTAGCGGCTATCTACGGGTTCCGCGACAGGCGTGACCACTCATACCGTTATGTCACTGATGTCATTTTGTTCGTTCCTCGCAAGTCAGGCAAGACAACCATTGCGTCCATCATTGCGCTGTATGAGTTGCAGTTTGGTGATGCTGGCGCTGAAGTGTTTACTCTGGCTACCAACCGGGATCAGGCGACTATTTGCTTTGACTCGTCCAAGGCAATCGTAGAAAACATGAAGCCTGAGTTGGCCTCCAAGTTCATTGCCTACCGCAGCGAACTGAAGAAGGCTGGCGACTCGACCTCTACCTATCGGGCGCTGTCACGGGAAAACCGTAAAACTGGTGACGGTAAAAACCCGTCCTGCGCCATGATTGACGAGGCGGCTCAGATCACTGAGAGACAGTCGATTGAGGTGTTGCACTCGGGTATGGGCGCACGGAAGAACCCGCTGCGGATGTACCTGACCACTGCCAGCTTCACCAAGGAAACCAAGTTCTTTGAAGACCTTTCACACTTTCGCAGTGTCCTGCGTGGCGCTGCTGCTGATTCTTTCCGCTGGTTTGGTCTACTCTATAGCATTGATCCCGGAGACAATTGGGCTGATCCTGCGGTATGGGGCAAAGCGAACCCGATGCTTGGGGTTTCGGTCACGACTCAGCACATTCAGCAGATGGCTGAAGAAGCCGGGGCAAAACCAGCCTCGCTGAACGAGTTCCTGTGCAAGCAACTGAACATCTATGTCTCTGCCAACACCGCTTGGGTTGACCGTAGATATTGGGATGAGTCGATTACGCCGCTACCTGAAGACAAGCCAGAATCGACATTTGTTGCGTTTGACTTGGCGCACACCCGAGACTTGAACGCTGTCTGTACTTTGCACAGGTACAGTGAAGAAAACTTCTATGCCAAGTTCCAATTCTTCCTGCCGCAAGAGTCGATTGAGCTGATCCCGAACCACTACAAGAGCATTTTCTCTCAGGCTCACGCCAGTGGCATTTTGAGGCTCACGCCGGGTAACGTCACCGACCTGAACGAGATTCAGGAGTACATCAAGCAGCAGTGCGAGAAATACGATGTCAAGGAAATTGCCTATGACCCGTACAACGCTGCTGCTTTGGTGGCAAACCTGTATGCCGATGGGTTGCCCGTGAAAAAGGTGGGTCAGGGTATGGCTATGCTGTCAAACCCATCCAAGACAACTGAGCAACTGATCCTGAAGAAGGCAATCCACCATGATGGCAACCCATTTGTGGGCTGGCAGCTAGGCAACTGCGAGGTTTACACTGATGTCAACGGCAACGTGAAGGTCAGGAAGAACGAAGCAGACCCGTCAGCCAAAGTGGACGGGATTATTGCCATGATTATGGCTTTGCACTGCCATTTGGATAACGTATTTGTCAGCGAATCATTTGGCTTTAGATCGCTGGAGTGGTAAAGTATTGGAAATTGAGGGGAAATCATGGCAATTCTTGACATTTTCAAGCGTAAAAACACTCAGTCTGAGAGCAATACGTTGTTCGGTCAGACAGCCTTGGGTAACAACATTGTTTATCAAGGCAGTGACAAACGTGCCGGCGTAAACACTCAAATCCTCTATGTGACCACTGCCAGCACCACAACTGCTGGTCGCCCGGTGGATATGTCGGTGCTGACGCGAAACAGCACCATCATGTCGTGTGTGGGCGTGAAAGCACGGGCTTTGGCTCAGTTGCCAATCAAGATTTGCTGCGAGACAGCAGACGGTAAAACCGTTGATGCCATCCGTGGCGAGGGTGTTGGTACGCGAGACAAGGCCAAGGCCAAGCAAGTTGCCAAGCTGCTGAATACGCCCAACAACTTCCAGAGCAAATACGAGTTCTGGTATCAGTGGTTAATGTGGTACGAATTGTCTGGTGAGGCTTTTACCCTGTGGTGGAGAAAAGACCAGAACAGTTCGACCGAAACACCATTGGAAATGTATGTGCTGGATTCAACGCTGATTGCGGTGAACATCACGCCTACACGCTATCCGACCTTCCGTCTGTCTACGCCTAGCTATGGTTTCAACAAAGACCATGAGTTCAAGTATTACCAAGTCATGCACAGCAAGGAAATGGCGTGGCAAGGCTCGGCTGGTTTCAACAAGGCGATTTTGGCAACTGAGTTGGTTGGCTTGGACCAAGACATTGACTTGTACGCCAACTTTGTCATGCAGAATGGCGCAAAACCATCTGGCATGTTTGTGACCGACCAGATTATTCCTGATGGCAAGTACAAAGAGATTGCCGCCCGTCTTAAAGAGGCGTGGAACAACATGACAGGCAGCAAAACCAGCGACCCAAGCAAGCCGGGTCAAGGCATGTTGCTGGATCAGGGCATGAAGTATCAGAAGCTGGAGATGCTGACGCTGCAAGACGCTGATGCCGCTGCTTTGAAGCTACAGACCATGCGCCGCATCTGTGGTTTGTTTGGTGTGCCGCCTTCCATGATCGGCATCCATGATGGCAAGTTCAACAACAGCCAAACGGCGTTGGACGAGTTCTACAAAACCACCATGTACCCGACAATCGTCAATATTCAGCAGAAATTGACGCAGCATTTGCTTGATGGCTATCCTTCTCTGTGTGTCGAGTTTGACACCAAGGACTTCTTGAAGGGTGCGCCTTTGGACCAGATGAACTTTGCGACTGCTGGCGTAAAGGGTGGCATTATGACACCAAACGAAGCACGTAACTACATGAATTTGCCATCTGTTGAGGGTGGTGACGAGTTGGTCAAAGATGCCAAAGATGCTGAACCTGTACCCGGCTCAAGCGCCCAAGATACTGGTGGCGGCGGTGGCAATCAGACCAAAAAGATGAACATCGGTACAACTTGATTAAAAATGCGTACTGATACACAATATCTGTTAGCATTAGCGAAACAGGTCAAGCGACCTACAAAACAGTTGCCTGTATTGCTAGGGCAACCCCCTAAAATACAGGACAATAATCAATCTATTGCTTTAGGGGCAATCAATGAAGACATTGAATCTAATCTGCGAAGCCAAACTGAACTTGAACGAGAAAGCCGAAAGCGGCGAATCGTCTGGACTGATTGAGGCTCGTATCACGACTTGGGGTGCGCGAGAAGGCGCTGATGGTCGCAAGTTCTTCTACAAGCCAGAAGGCTTTATGCAATGGGCTAGCGAGTTTGCCAAGATGGGCCGACCACTTCCAATGTACGTCAACCACAATTCAGATGCTATTCCCGTTGGGGAGTGGACGAGTTTTGAGATGGATGACGATGGCATGAATGCTTGCGGCCGTCTGTACGTCAACACCACTGCTGGCTCTGATTTGTACCAAGTGATGAAAGAAAGCCCCAATATGTTTGGCGGCGTTTCTGTTGGCGCTTATGCTGAAGAATATCAGTGGGTCAAAGAAGACGGTACGCCAATGACTATTGGTTCTGATGACCCATACGAGTCTGGTTATTTCCAAATCACCAAAGGTGGTTTGCGTGAAACCAGCGTAGTGATGCACCCAAATAACATGAAGGCAGAAATCAAAAAGTTGGAGTATTTCCGACCTGATGGTTCTGCTGACTTGAAAGTATTGGAAGAAGCCTTGCGGGATGCAGGTCTGTCCAAGCAGATGTCGGTTGCCGCCGCATCTGTATTCAAGACGGTGATTGAGCAGCGTGATGCTGTAAAGGAGCCTATTGAAAATGCGCCAACTCAGAGTGATTCTGATGCGGAGGCAACCGAAGCGGAAATTCTCGCGGCTCTTGAGCAACGTGAACTTCTGAAACTCCTTGACCAACGCCTTAAAGGTTAAATCATGTCCAAAGAAATCATCGAAAAATTGGATGCTATCGAAGCTAAACAAGCCGAAAGCATCACTGCTGTTGAAGCAAAAATCCCCGCTGCTGTTGAGGCTGTCAAAGCTGAAATGGCTGAAAAAGTCGCTGCTCTGGAAGCTAAAGTTGCTTCTATCCAGATGCCTGAGTTCATTCGCGCCCCTGCCAAGACCGTTCGCCAAGATGTGAACCGTTCTGTGCGTGAGCAATTGGCTACTTTCTACAAAGGCAACAGCCGTTTGGAAAAAGAACTGCAAATCTTTGCAGACGAAAGCCAAATGGACGCTTACCTGAAAGAAGCCTCGGCTCTGACAGGTGGTGGTGATGGCAAGGGTGGTCGTACTGGCTACGATCCTACCTTTACAGCACTGCGTCTGATGAACCCAATGCGTGGTCTGTCGCGCACTGTGGCAACTGACGGTTCCTCGTACCAGTTTCGTGTGCGCACGGGCAACCCGGGTGAAGCATGGGGCTATGCGATCCAGAACAACGGTGCAGCCACTACTGAAGACACCAGCATCTGGCAATTGGTTCTGCAAGACTTGAACGTGCAGTTCCCAATCCGTACTGCTGCGCTGGATGACATTGATGGTTTGGAAGCTGTTGTTGTTGATGACATGCTGGCCTCATTCGCCCAGAGCGAGGCACTTTCGATGATTCAGAATAATGACCAAGCCGCTCAGTCCAGCACCAACCCTTACGGTGGTACAAACGGTCTGCGTGGTCTGGATCAGTACGCTGGTTCTAACGCTACCTACACTGGTGGTACATCGTCTACTGCTGCGTTCGGCACTTCTGGTACTGGCTCTACAAGCGGTCTGCATTCGCTGGCTACTTACGACCAGATCACCACCAACGCCAACACTGTGGGTGCTAACAACATCCAGTACAAAGACGTTATCAACACGATCTACGCTTTGCCACAACAGTACTGGACTACGAACGCCAAGTTCATGGTCAGCCCAATCTTGGCTCAAGCTATCCGTGGTCTGCAAGACACCAATGGCCGTCCAATCTTCAACTCTACTGAGTCGTTGAACCCCGATGGCATCATTGGTCAAATGCTCGGCTTTGATGTGGTAATGAACAAGTACTTGGACAACCCAAGCCAAGCCACAACTGGTTCTGCTGGCACTACTAGCCTGTACCCAATGTACTTTGGCGATTGGAGCCGTGGTCACACCATCATTGATCGTCTGAACATGGTGATGCGCCGCTACGACCAAACATTACCCGGATTTATTACATTTTTCGGGGAAAAGAGGCTTGCGGTATCAGTTCGTGATCCAAACGCACTGGTGCGCTATCGCTCGACAGGCACTGCGACCTGATAAAACGGAGGGGGGTAATTCCCCCTCCTTTTTGTGCCAACAATTTAGGAACTGTTATGACCATCACCGAACGCATCCTGTCTGGAATTAAGCAAACATTGGAAACTGGCGATAAAGTCACGATTGACTTGCGCGAGGCATCTGCTATCACTGGTTCAGGCTTGAATGTCGGTGGTCGCACTCACTTTGATGACGCATTCGCTACCCTGCGTTATGCAAACCCGTTTCGCCAAGGCGCACGGAACATCAAGGTTCCCGGTAATTCCGCTGTTCAGTTTGTTGCCAAAACTGGTAACGCTGCAAACAGCACAAACCCTTGGGGTTACACAATTAACGCCAACAGTGGTTCACCGAACATTGACACAAGCATTTGGCAGTTGCCGACTCGCGTGATTACGGCACAGATGCCTGTTCGCTCGGCTGTTCTGTCTGATGTCAATGGTCTGCAATCTGAATTGGTTGAAGACCTGATGATGGAATTTGCTCAACTGGAAGGCGCATCGTGCGGCCTGAACAATGACCAAGCAGGTTCGACCACCACATCCACTGGTGGCACTGATGGTTTGCGTGGCCTGAACAGTTATCCCGGCGCTGCTGGTGCTGCTGCTGCTTTCGGTACAAGCGGTACAGCCATCACAAACGGTTTGCATACTCTCCGCACTGTTGGCTACAACAACACTGGTGGCCTTGAGGCTGAAACTTTGTCGGCAATAGCAAACGCTTTGCCAGCGCAATACTGGTCTATGCCCGGCACTGCTTGGATGATGCACCCAACAGCCATTCAAACATTGCGTGACTATGCTCATGGCAGTGGTGGCTACTCATTTGCTGACATTGGCTCGGCTGAAGCTGGTTCGTTGCTGCATGTGTATGGTTTCCCTGTGATTCCAAACCCATATTTGGACGCAACTGGCACAGTGGGCTGCAAGTCCATTTATCTTGCAAACTGGCCTCGTTTTATGACCATTGCTGATGTGGAAGAAATGACCATTCAGGCAATGGAGCAAACAACGCCCGGTTTCGTGACCATGTATGCTGAAAAGCGTATGGTCAGCACTGTGCGTGACGTTTTTGCTGGTGTTCGTTCTATCGAGACTTAAACATGAGCGTTGACAACTATCAATACGCTGCGCCCTTTGGGGCACAAACGCGCAATCCGTTCAACTATGCAAAGGTTGAGCAGATTGGTCGTGATAGTTCAACTCAATGGTTGACTCTTGATGAAATGACCAACCAACTGAACTTGTTTGATGACACAAGTCAGGACACATACATTGCAAGCCTTGGAATCGCCACCAGACAAGCGATTGAAGATTACTTGGGGATGTCTATCCTCCCGGTGACTTATCGCGTCTGGTACGGCTCTGAGAGCCTTGTAGCGTCACCCATCAGTTTGGACTTGCCAGAGGTGAGTCAGAACACAACGCCAAGTCAGCCCGGTGTCACAATCAATTCGGTGGGTTATTGGAACGATGCGTTCCCGCCTGTGTTCCAAACGATCACAAACACCAACTATTACTACGATGCTTCTGGCAACAAGGTAATTGTGAACAACCTGCCGACTGACATAAACACGGTGATGACTGCGCCGATCATTGTGGAGTACTCCACTGTGGCAAACCCATTGGCAGCGTATCCTGTGATTAAGCAAGCCGCTTTGCTGCTGCTGACACACCTGTACAACAACCGTGCCAACGCAACAGAGACAAAGCTGAAGGACATTCCTTTTGGCGTGACTACGTTGCTGCGTCCGTACAAGCCACTGGTGATGTGACATGGCAATTGCTCGTTTTGAAAATATCAAAATCAACAATCTGGCTTTTGCTAGTTCAGATTTTGGAGAGCAATCTACGACACAAACATTGTGGTTTGCCACTTACGCAAGAGTTGCTGATGTTGCCAACAGTGTCAAGATCGCTGATAAGTATCGGCTGTATCAAGACATGGTGACATTCACTGTGAACTACACACGCAACATGAAGACAATTGTTGCTAGTCAAAACTTGTATTCGATTACGTATCGAAATCAAGATTGGCGCATCGACAATGTTCACTTGCTATCGAAACGATCCAGTAACGGCGGTCTAATGGCAACTCAACTCAACCCTGTTGTTTACGGCAAAGCTATCCAGTACCAACTGGCTAACATTGTCACGCCTGTGCCTGTGTACGCATCGTTCAACCGAAATTTTGCAACACAGCCCAAGTTCATTACTTGGATGCTCAGAAACGTGCATCAGCCTGTATATACGGGTCAGCAGCAAAGCAACAAAGGTATTGATCGACCTGTCTTTCAGATTTCGATCTTTACTCAGCAGATTGAAGACGGATTTACAATATCAAATCAGATTCTGCAATCTTTGCATGGCTACAGTGGCGTGTTGGGAAGTCCTGCCGAAGGGTTTTGGATTGCCAAAGCAGATGTGATGTGGCTGTATAACAGCTACAACAACGAAGAAAAGATGGCGCAAATCTTTTTGGATTGCACCATTGACATTCCAGCTTAAAACAAGACAATTGTTCAACTTTTGAAGGATACTCAAAATGGCTTTACCAAACAAAGTTCTCCCCGGTTTTAGTGCTGTACTGTACGCACAACCGACTTCTACGCCAACTCCTTTGACTACTGCACAGTTGTCCTTGGTTGCCTCGGTGTCTCCCATTGCTGTCTCTGGCAACATCATCCCTGTCGAGGCTATTCCTGCCTTTGGTCAGGATGACGCAGTTGCCAGTTTCGGTGTCGCAGGTTCGCGTCAGTCTGACAAGATTCCCGTGCAAGCCGCGCCCACCAGCATGACCATTACTGCTGCTTGGAATCCTGCCGATACCAACCTGTTGTTGATGAGGGCCGATGCTTATTCTGGCGTGATTGACCGCACTTTCGTGGTTTCCGCTACCGATGGCACAGGCATCGTCTATTACGCCTTTAACGGGCGCGTAGGCCAGTTCCAGATTGATTCTGCCCCCGGTGCAGAAGCAAAATGCACTTTTACCATTCACCCCCGTGGCAACCAGTACGGTTGGTCCAACAACGCATAAGGAATCATCATGTCTATTCCTGCAAAAGTCCTACCCGGCTTTAGTGCATCGCTCTGGATGCAATCGGCGGCGACTCCAACTCCACTGACCACTGCAAACCTGAGTGTTTGGGCTGGTCAGGTGACCACCATTGTTGGCACTGTAGCCAACGGCACTGGCGCTGCTGGTGTTGCTGTTCCTGTCGAAGCAATCCCTGCTTTCGGCATGGATGATGCGGTGGCAAGTTTCGGTGTTGCTGGCTCTCGTCAAAGTGACAAGATTCCTGTGCAAGCGGCTCCTACAAGCATGACCATCACGGCTGCTTGGAATCCTGATGACGCTGCTTTGCTTCAGATTCGTTCTGATGCCTATTCTGGTGTTGTGGACCGCACTTTTGTGGTTGCAGCAGTGGAAGGCACAAACACTGTCGCTTATGCGTTCAATGGTCGCGTGGGTCAATTCCAAATTGATTCCGCACCCGGCGCTGAAGCCAAGTGCATGTTCACAATCCATCCGCGAGGCAACCAGTACGGCTGGTCGAACAACTGATGAAAGTATCAGAAGCCA